GTATCTACGGCAAGGGCGCCTGAACTTATATGCCGTACCCGATAATGCCTGGGCGGGGGTTAGCCCGAACCTTTTATTGAATTGCAACTTCTGCAAAGGCATTGCAGGTTTGACCAAATGGATTGACCGCCGTTTTTTTTACTGACTATGTGGTCAGTTGTTAAATCTTTCGTTGATCCGCATTTAAAACAGTAAGGATAAACAGTTCTAAATTCCTTAGATAACTTACGCCATTTAGAATCATAGCCGCGCTGAGTTGGTGTCGGTCTTTGTTTATCTTTTATTCTTTTACAACTAACACATCTTGCTGACCTGGTAATCACTTGGCAATCAACGCAAGGCCGAGGCAACTTAAACATTGTGCCTGGCTATGTACATTAAGGCACGATGTAAATTACTCAGTGAATCTTTGAAGTGTCCTAATCCCATATTGCAATTGGTACAAAGTAATCCACGAATCTTTTTAGTTTTGTAATCGTGATCTACATTTAATAATGATTTATATTCCGCAGCATTTGTGCCACATATAGCGCATTGGTTGTTTTGCGTTTCGAGTATCTTTTTATATTCAGCATCCGATATATCAATAAGCCTGCGATACTTACTGCGACAACTCCTGCAAGTATGATATAAACCATTTGATTTCTTACGATCTTTGTGGAATCTATGTAATGGTAAATCTAATTTACAATGCCTGCAATTTTGCAGATCATTCTGAATCCTCATCATCATCTACATCACTGTAATTCGTATAAGGCGCAAGGCGATCCTCTGGTGGTAGTGAAAGATATGATTGCAATGTTGATTGCACTGCACGATTAATTATTGAATCAATTGCATCAAAAGATAAGTTTTGATCAGTAGCAATCTCAGTTGCAACATCACCAATTTTAATTATGATGTTTAACATTTTGTAAGTTCTGATCTGGAATCTAATAGATCATCAATAAACTTATTTACTATTTCGCGTTGGCGATGTGTAAAGGCTGGATCATTACGAGTGCGAGAAGCATGAATAAGGGCTTCATCTATTTCGGTTAAATCCTCAACTTCTCCATTCATAACTTTTCCAACCAATAAAGAAACCCTAGACAATTTGGCTAGGGCTTTCGCAGAGATAGTAAAATCTGCTAACGCAAGTGTAACACAAAAGAGTGAAAACTTATGCAAATTAAAGTTGGTTACTTCTGGCTTTGATGATTGCAGAGAGATCATAAAGACTACCTCGCCTTTCTACCTTATGGGTTTTAATTAAGTTGTAAACAGTTCGTTCGGTAGTTCCCATCCAAGCCGCTATTGCCTCAACATCTAGGTAAAACTTTTTATTAGGGTTACTCATTGCTAAGGCAATTAACCTAAGCACTGACCAACTCTGTTTACATCCGAAGCAAGAAACATCATCCATAAGATTTTCTACATCAATTACAACAAACCTTTTGCAATCATCTGTTGGGCAAGGAATCCTTCTTGCCTGTTCAGTAAATCTTTTTGCAGCCGATCTGCCTTTTGCATGGAGGCCATAAACCTCACTAGCAAATTCTACCGCCCATTCTTGGCTAAGGCTCCATTCTAAGTGGGAGCAGTGGAAATCCACTGTTGCCTGCACCTCAGCATCAATGGTTGGCTCTTTGGGTACCAGCGCAGGTGGGGTTAGTTTCCTATCTGATCTAATGATTACTTCCCAAGAATGCAGGGTTCGCAGTAGGTCAGTAGCCACTGAAAAATCCAGCGCTGCTACATTCACCCCAATACTTCTCTCAGCGCTTACCTTGCCTGAGCCGCTTCTGCCTGGGGTAATAAACATCTGCGATTCAAAATGCAGGTCAGGTAATTCAACTAAGGAGGATTTAACTTTCATAAAGCAAGAACGGCAGGCGCCTTCTCTCTCGGTTACTCGACTACATACTTGGCAGTTCATCAGAAGGGTATCTCCTCTAGCATTGGTTTGTGGTTGATCTTGCGATTCCAGTAATCAGGTGGCTCAGTTTCAAATAAGGTAAATGTGCTGCATTTGTGTTCAGCCAGAATTACTCTCTCTGGTTTAAATTCTGATCCAATCACATAAGCACCCATTCTTGGGGTTACCTCAAAACTAACTAAAGTTCGATGGGCTTCATAGGTTCTAATCTGGCTAACCTTCTTAACTATCTCCTCTAAAATGTTGAGCCTCTCTATATCAAGTTTTGTTGGGAAGCCAGCAGATGAATGACCTGACCAAATAAGTTTTCCACAGGCTCTGCAATTTATAGGTTTAAAGTCTAAATAGTTCATAGCACCGATCCTCTACGCATACCGAACCACCGATCCGCCTCCCCCCTATAAGGGGGGGAAGGCGCGGATCGGTTATATGGCAGGAATCCGCAGGTTCGGCGGATCGGTTGCGGATCGGCGGATCGGTTGTTTTTCATAAGTTATCCACAGGCAAACTCTTTAAATCATTGGCCAAATATTGCATTTCATATTGATACAAAGACTTCTGGCCAACCCTGCGAACTGATAGGCACCTACGATTTACCAAGGATTCTAAAATTACTTTCATATTATCATTGCCAATAGAATGCCCATCTTTTCGCAATCTAGTTGCAATCTCATTCTTGCCCATTTCAACCCCATGCTCTGCCATGAAGGTTGAAACCTGCTCCATTTTCTTTTCGATATTCATAACCTCGGCGGTGGCACCTTCAATAGTTATCTTTATATTTCCAGTTGCCAATGCCTTGATATTTGCAACGCCAAGGTTCTTACCCTCCTGGCAAATGGCCCTGACATAGCCAGGGCGATCCTTAGTAACTTTAAGCGCTAAGGCGCCGTCAATGCCTCTGCCAAATGCAATCTCAACCTCAACTGCTACTGCGCAACCATCAATATCAGCACGCTTTGCTTGGGCGCCGATGGCGTAATTTCCACGATTATCTTTAGATTTAGTAACATGATCGATTGTAATAATCGCTGCATTATGCAATCTCAGCGGGCGCAAAACCTCTTGGCTAAATGAGGTGGCATCTTTGTTCTTTTCTAAATCTAATCCCATAATGTTCATTGCAGCGTTTACTCCATCAACAACGATAAGAGAGGGTTTATACTCATCGATTTTGGTCAGCAAAGCCTCTCTAGCGCCTGCCGTTAGCGCTTCAGTAGGGTTACTATACAGAAAACTTTTAAAGTGTCTTAAATCGGCTCCTAGCGTCTTTAAGCGATTATAGATTCCTCGAACTGAATCCTCGAAGTCTAAATAAAAAACAGTGTTGCCTTTATCTAACTCTTGGCGAACTGCCTCAAGTGCTACCCAGGTTTTGCCTGATTCTGATTCACCAAATAGTGCGTTGATCTTGCCAGCGTAGAAAATACAATGCCCATCAAGGCGAGCAAGAATTGATGGCTCTGGTTCATCAAAGATATTGTCGGCGTTAATAAAATCTGGAATCCAAGTTGAGGTTGTTACCTCCTCATTCTCATCCCGCAAGGTAACTAGGGATGGTGAGTGAGTTTGTAGATTTGCTAAGGTGTTAAGTTCTATCGGCTTGCCGTAGCCCTGGCTTCGCAAGGCAGATGCAGCAGCCTTGAAATCGCCATTGTGTTCTAGAGTTGCGTAGGCGGCGAACTTGGAATAGGAATGCTCTGATTCAAATATTGTGGATGTGGTGAAAACATACAAATTATCTTTGCCGTTAAAGTTTGTTGTTGCTGAGATGCCTTCATCTTTTCCTGGGCGACGCCAGGCGGTTGCATCGTTCTTGGTGTAAACCTTCGACCAACCAAGGGGAGTTAGAATTTGATCCCAAGAAACTTTAGAGTTGTAATCATCTCCTGGCAGTGAAAGATTAACCTCTCGGCTTTTTATTTCCTGAGCAATGTTTTCAACCTTTGGCATCTCATCAAAGCATTTAAAGATTGAGAACAGGGCTTCACGCTCTGCGAGTGTAATAGTAGGAATTGTGGCGATGGAGCCACTTAACATTTTCCAAGGCTCACCTGATGGATGGCAAGTACCTGCTGATGGAGCCAGGATTACAAAGCCGCCTTCACCTCTAGTTTCACAAAGTACATCAACGCCGCCGTTCTCACCTGGGCGCCTTGCTAATTTTTGATTGCCAGGAACTAATCCATCTTTGATTCGGTATAGCCAATGTATGCCACCTGATGGTGTAACTTCGCAATAGCCATCTTGAATCTTTTGCCAAATCTCACCTAGCCCTGAGTTCTCAGCCATATCTTTTGCCTGAATGTGAATTTGCGCTGCTACTGCTCTACCTTCAAGTTCTAACATCTCTAGGTTGCCTGATACTGCGCCGCAGATAGCACCAACACCTTGCTGAGTTCCTTTACTAAACCAATCAACTAACTCTTGAGTTGTAGGGCGTTCCTCTTGATATTTGCGCCAAGTAAATGGTGCAGGCTTTTTAGAACCATCAAGTGAAACAGGAACTACTGAGATTCCTTCTTTGGCTAATTGCAGCGCCGATAGGTAAATATCGTTCATTTGCAAGTACCGCAATAATTATTGCTCCGAATATTATCTTTGGTAATAAAAAGTGGTTTAGAGCAATGGTAACAATTTAATAAGATGTAGGGCTTGCCTGTTTGTTCGAAGTAAAAAGGTAATCTAAATTTTATCATCAGCGCCCCTTTGGTTTATAGCAAACTCAATTCTTGCTTTTGCGATTGGTAAATATTCCTCAGTTAGTTCAATGCCAACAAAGTTAAAACCTTCATACATAGCAGCCTTGCCAGTTGAACCTGAACCTAAGAATGGGTCGAGTATTGTGCCGTTTGGTGGCGTAATTAATCTGCATAGGTATTGCATTAGGTCGGTTGGTTTAACAGTTGGGTGATGGTTTCTATTTTTAGTATCCCTACCTTCTGAAATCGATGATGGCTTACCGCTTGTACCATTAGCCGTTGCGAAAGTAACTACTTGCCGTTCTTGAAATTCATTACACCCCTCATTGCGATCACGCTTGCTAGCCTTAGCGCAGTAAAAGAATCGGGCGGCGCTGCCAAATCCATCTTTTTCGCCTTGCCCTAAGTATTCAGATGTACCGCCACCAAATTCACCAAAACCAGTTACTTTTGTTTTTGACCAATGCCCACCGCCCGCGTTGGCAGGAAACAACTCAACAACCTCATAACTGCCATCGTGAATAAAGTTGGCGGGGAATCGGCCAGTGTGATTTTCATAGGTAGATGTATCACTACCACGATCAGGTTCACCTCCCGCAAAAGTTCCTTTTGGTGCGTGATGAACCGAAACTGTTTCACTACCAACTCTAGTTCCATCAATATTGATTCCACCTACGCCGAAAGTTAAAACATTATTAGCAACAGTACCTTCAAATGGCTTTCGAGCCAGCACTATCGGTTCGTGCGCTGGTTTAAGTGCAGTTCCCCAGCCCTGCCATTGCTTCGCAGCGGCGGTGGCGGGGGCGGTTGGAGTAATCCCATCTCCCCACGCACCATAACGCCCAGTTGATTCAGATTGCGCACCCCTGCGAGTTTCACCAACAACCTCACGCTCTGCACCTGCTGCCTTATCAATCCCTTTGCTTATGTTATGCGACTTAGGAAACCCACTGCCATAAACCCACATAATCTGATCTCGTATTTCAAAGCCTGCATCCTCAATTGCAACCGCCATTCGGTGATAGGTGCGTGAGCCACCGAAGGATAATAAATGCCCACCTGGTTTTAATACACGCAAAACTTCTTTCCATAAATTAATATCATTAGCAACACCAGTTGAATCCCAACTCTTACCCATGAAACCTAACTCATAAGGCGGATCAGTAACTATCGAATCAATCGAGTTCTCAGCCAGCGTTGGAAGTATCTGCTTTGAGTCGCCATTGTATAAAGTAAATTGCTTGCTACTGTAAAATATCATCAACGCCCCCTAGAATAATGTTTCATTTATACGATCACTGGCTGTTAATGTATAACTTGGATCATTTTCACCTAAGAATCCTGAGCCACCTGGGCCAGCAGTTTCTTTTCTGCCAATCATTGCGCCGTGCATTGAATAGGCAACAACCATTTGCATTTGATTTTTGTCAGGCATTCGCTGTTCATTTGATTTTACTGTAAGAGTTGAGGCGGTTTGACTACCATCCCACCAGGTTGGGATTAATGGAACATTATTGCCACCAGTTCCCATTAAAGCAGATAAAGTTTGTGTGTTGTTTTCATAAACTCTAACTACATCTCTGCGCTGGGAAATATCAAAACTTACTCCTGATTTATCATATTCCTCAAAGCCTTTATCAATGATTTTGGTAAAATTTTTTGCCTTTTTTCTGCTCTTGCTAAAATGCCCGATGCTGCTTTCGGTGAGAGCCAATATTTCCGCAGGTGTTCTCCCTGAATCTCCAGCACATCCGACAATAAAGACCCTTCGCCTTCTTTGTGGAACTCCGAAGTGCTGAGCGTCGAAAACTCTATATGCGACCCCATACCCGCGCTCAACCAGCGCCCCGATGACGGCTCCCATATCTGTTCCTTTGTTAGATGACAACAATCCAACAACATTTTCGAGGATGAAGTATTTGGCTTTTGTTTCATCAAGCAATCGCACGATTTCATAGAATAATCCTGATCTATTTCCATCAAGACCTGCTCTTTTTCCTGCAACTGATAAATCTTGGCAAGGGAATCCCCCTGTAATGATTCCATTCTCTGGATCAAATCCTGCATTGATAAGTTGCTCACCTGTTACCCCTTTCACATCATTAAATAGTTTTGAATATGGAAACTGTTTTGCAAGTATTGCAGATGCTTTAGGATCAATTTCAACACTAGCCACAACTTTTACTCCGCTGCGTTCTAGCGCTAAATCAAAACCACCTACACCTGCAAATAATGAAACTGCTGTTAATTGATTCATCTCACCCCAATCAATGTTTGTGTAGTGCAAGTGTTGGAATCGAACCAACTTTTCCCCCAGGAAAGCCGCCAGGCACTTGCTATCTTGGCGATTAAAAGGAAGGTTAAAACCGCCAAGAATGTTTTAAACTGGTTTAGCCCCTAATTGTGCCAGTAATGCAGCAACTTCAGGTGTGATGGTGCCATTCGCCGCAGGCACTGCCGCTGCTACCGCAGGAGCAGGAGCGCTGGCTGTTCCTAAATAAGCATTTGCTTTAGCAAGAGCAGCAGCATCAGTGGTTGCATCTAATAAAATCCAAGGCGCAGATTTACCAGGCTTTGCAGTTCCCTGCCCAATGCGGGCTAGAACCTTCTGGCCGATCTTTTGCTTCAGAGAGTTGCGTAGTGCAACATTGAAAAATAAAACGCTATCGTATGATTTATTGGTATCAAGATTTACCAAAGATACTTCAACTGCTTCAGCGTCGCCGTGTACTGTCTTGATGCCTGTTTTGTAATCAGTTGGAGTTATGATTAGTAGTTGTCCTGCTAGATCAGCAACCTTGGGGCCGCTTTCACTCATTGATGGTGGTGAGAAGGTCATTCTCATTCCCCCTTTTCTGTTTGGTTTGTGGTTTGGATTGGGTGTTGCATTTGTTGTTGATGAATTAGATTTGATTCTAATTCCTCCTTCAACTTTTTTAAATCATTAATCGTTGCTTCATCTAGGCTCATACAGTATCGCCAGCGCAAGCAACTGATTCATCTTTACTAAATGGTTGGAAATATGGGCAGTAATTACAAAGACGGCTGCTCACCTTTGGTATAACTGCCCACATCGACGGAAACTGCTCAACATCAATTGATGTAAGCAGCGCATATAAATTATCTAATCGCTCAAGGGCCGCCAAAGCAATTTGTTCATCATAATCATAAAGTTCAATGTGCATATCATCTATTCCACCTGATGTAGGTAAATAGATAAGAGCAACTTTATTTACAACTGCGCCCATCTGGGCTAAGCCGTAACCATACAATTGAACTTGGATTTGTTGCTGAGTGGTAGCGCCACTGCTGCGGCGTTCTTTTAATCCACTCGTACCTGTTGTTTTCCAATCCATTACGATCCCACGAACTTCATCATATAAATCAATAGTGCCTGATAGTCCGCCTCTGATCGTAACTTTTTGTTCGACTTGGAAACCTTCAACTTTTTCAAATATTTCCGCTAAGTGAGAATGAATTGCAGTTCCAACTTGAGCAGCCCAATTACCACTAGAGCCTTCATTAGCCTTTGGAATATCAATTAACTTATAGGCTAAACGGCGCAAGCATTCGTGGCCGATTTCAGATGGGCCAATAGATACTTGCTTGCTTCTAGGTGTCCAAGTGCCAGCATCGGTAATGATTTTTGCAATATCCATTGCCATTTGCTTGCTTGGTTTATTTGGTGCTATTAAGTTATTCATCATCCTCATCATCATATTCATCTGGTGTAATTGGATTAAATGGCGGTGTATCAATCGTTGGAGCAGGAATGATACTACTCATTATCTTGCTCCACGATTGAGAAACGCCGAGAGTTTGAAATAACTTCTAAGGTATCTAAAACCTGCGCAGGTAAAATTTCCTTTGCACGCTTTACATCAAAACGCCTAGTTTCGATAAAACTCCATCGAACTACTGGCCGATTTTGATACATACCAACTTCAGCATCGCCAAGAGATTGCTCAATGTGCGCTCTGGCTACATCTGCTACCTCTTGCCATTCTTTGATCTTGACTAGAGCATTTTTATAGTTCTCTAGCCAAGCAGCGGTGTTGTTATCAAAATCAACAACACCTTTTTCAATTTCTACACTCACTGATTTACCCCCTTATTTGTTTACCAGTATTTGTGCTTTAACCAATGGTTCCAGGCTTTGCAAGCACCGCCTGAACCATAATGCCGCCCAAGATAGGCAAGGGCTGCAACCATTTGCGCTGCTGGAGCATCTGAGCGTTTCATTCCAAGATTCTCCATAGTTCCATCCAATAGTTGGCCGATACCCTCGGCTGAACTAATTGGATTCTTGGTATCGTTCCAATGGCTTTCTTTAGTCATTAGTTGATCCCAACATTTAAAATCTTTATTATTCAATAGTTCCTTTGCCAAATCTCTAGCATCCACTTGATTGATCAGCATTTTAGGCTGAGTAGATAGTGGGCTAACCCGATCTGGTGAAACTGCTTGAACTAATAAAGAAGTCATTGCGCTAACCCCGATGATGAGCGCAATTCTTTGGCTAACTTTTCTATATTCAGGTTTGATTGGATTGCTCCTTTCATTTTCACCTTTTCATACCTGCGAATCATCTCCTTTACATAAGGTAGATTCACTTGCAGAAATGATGCTATGTGTTGAGGAGAACTTCCTTCATCGTGCATTTTACGAACAGTTTTGGCTTTACCCTTGCGTTCCACGAACAGAGATTGTTTTTTAAATAATCTCCTACGCATCTCGCCAGTAGTTCCACCCCAAATGCCGAATCGGATTTGCTCCTTTATCGCGTACTCCAAGCATTCCTTTCTATGTGTGCAGATGTTACAAATTGATTGCAACTCTGGGAGGCGCTCTGCCTCAAGTATCTTTCCATCGGGAAAGAAATAGTCTTTGTTTTCCAATTTTGCACAAAGCGCATTGGAAAATTTGGGGGAATCAGATAGGAAGTCAATGGGCCTCATTTATCAGAAAGCCATTGAGTTAAATCTTGAATCACCCAAGATTTTTCAATACCTGCATTGCGCCGTTTAACAATCACATAAGCAGGGGGAATAAAATCTAAATTTCTTGCTCTTGCATAATTCTCAGCCTCGATTTGTGCTTCAGCCCAAAAGATAGGTAGGTCTAACTTCTTTCGATTCTTAAGTTCTAAAATATAGGTAGCACCAGAAATGATTACAACTAAATCGCCTTCATCTCTTGCGCCCGCCTTGGTCAAACGCTCTGCTACAACACCAGCAGCGCGAAAGAATCTTAGAACTGCCGTTTCAAAAGCAGCACCTTTTCTACCATTTGGGTTAGCCATTACTTAACAATCTCCAATCGGATTTTGTTTTTGTCTTGAACTGTTTGAATTATCTCCTGGGCTAAATCGAGCAACTCTCGCTCAGTAAGTTTTGCAACCTTTAATGCCATTGGCGGTAAATTCCTGCGAACATTATCCAATCGCATCGTTGCAAAATCATCACGCAGATCAGCCTTGGATGCCTTTTTAATTTCGGCAAAATCACTGAGTTCAATTTCATCGCTGATATTTTCAATCAAATCAACGCAGGCTTCCTGCTCCTCTAAATACAAATAGTAGGAGCCATCATTAGAAATAAAGATTCTAAAAATCTCACTCCAGTTATCACTCATTTGCTTAGCGCTCTTTTCATCTTGGCGCGGCTGCGTTCTGCCTTCTTTACCTGCCCTGCCCAATCATCGGTTCCATTGGTCAGCAGGATGGCAAGAGAAGCCCCTACTAGGGCTAAACCCGCTGCACCTATCATTATTGCTATTTCCATTCCTTACCCCCTTTTAACGCCCAGGTTTGGGCTTAGGCGTAAGTGTGGCACACATAACTGACTTTCGCGGGGGCAAGTGGGCCGACACGCTGAGGGGTTGGATTTGCAGGTACTTGACCATATAGTCAATTGTCTATACATTTATCTTATTGGGATACACCAGGTACCCAATAAAAGGAAGGCACTAAATGAATACATTAACATCAGATCAAATACGATGGAATTACAGATGCGGTTTAGATCGCAAATTTCTTATCAGGATGCGAGTTATGCAATACGCCGATCTTTCTCTAACTGCTCAAGAATATAAATATTTTTACAATGGCTTATCAGCAGTAGAAAAACAAATTGCAGATGCATTAATTGAGGATATTGCAGAGGCAACTGATCTAGCAATGTTAGGCAACTAATGCAACGCTCTAAAAGGTATCTGCAAGTTCGCAAGGTAGCCAGGATAAGTTTCTGGCTACTAATGCTGGTCACGATTTATTTCTTGGCAACTCACATTAACTACACCGCCGACGGCTACTGCTTCGGTTCAATGGATAAGTGCTATCTAAAGGAAGGTAAATAAAATGGATAAGCAAGTTAATAAAATGATAGATACAACAGTGGAGAATCTGTTGAGAGCAAAAGATACAAATGATGATCGATTAATTCAGGCAGTTTTAGTAAATCTAAACTCTGTTCTACCTTCTTACATTGAGGCGTTAGATAATGAATAACTGCCAAATGTGTGAAAAGCCTAACGCTCACTTAGTTCGCCGCTGGTATCAATACGATAATGGCGAGCAGTTCCAATGCCTAGTTTGTCCAAAGTGCGATGTTTTACATTCCAATATGATGATGAAGGGGAGGTGAAATTATGGGCGCAATGAAAGCATTATTTACAGAAATGCAAATGGATATGCTGGCATCGGCTGAGGTTCTAATTACTGCTAGCAATAGCAGCGATCCTGATGAAATGGCTAGGGCCATTTATGTAAGTATGAAAGTTTTAAATCCGCATCTAAAAACACTAACAGGAGAATAATGGCTACGAAACCGCAACGATCAGTAAGAATTGCAGATGCAATTTGGAATAAGGTAAGAATCAAAGCAGCAGCGGAGGGCAAAACCGCCTCTGAGGTAATCAATGATTGTTTGAAGGATTACATCAAATGAGAATCCTTTGGGCGGTATTAACGGCAATAGTGGCCGTCGGCAAGGGCAGGCGGCCCCTGCCTTGGGCGATCCTGGGCTTTATGGGAGGTTGGGTGGCCTTGGGCATTGCTTGCCTCAGCCCCCAGCGCCCGCTGCGGCCAGTACCTCCTTGGCTGCTTAATTTGGGCTACCAGAGCCAGGCTAAGCGGGCTTTTGCCAAGATCGACACGCCCAAGGATTTATTGGGCTAGGTACTTGACTAGATAGACAAATGTCTATACATTTATCTTATTGGGATACAACAGGTAGCCCACAAAAGGAAGGCAAGAAAATGAAGGCAAAGAAAATAACAGTAGATCAGAAGTTAGCATTTGTGCAAGGAGTAATTCTTTCAGCCGCTTTTGATTCAAATGATACATACGCAGTAGCAATACTTCAACAATTAATTGATAGTGCTAAAAAAGAAGTTGCTGTTGATTTTGTAAACAGAGAGGATGCAGCGGCTCGCAAAATTGGCAAGAGAGTTGCTAACAAAAAAGAAGCAATCAAAATTGCAGCAAGTGCAGTAACTTGGGATGAGAATACACTTTACGGCTCATTCGCTCGTGAGTTAGGATTAAAACTATAAAACAGAAAAAAATCCCTACCTCCGCCGACGGCTGGCGAGGTAGGGATTTTTTATTGGGCTAGCGCTTGCGCTATACCCTGCTCTAAGGAAATCTTTGGTTCATAAATCATATTCATAAATCTTGGATTACCAACACGATACTCAACACCAACTGGCGCAGTTATATCAGTTTGGATTGGTGCTAAATATCCAGCAGATAACATCATCATTTCTGCTAAATCAATAAAAGAGGTTGCCCTACCAGAGCAGATATTCATAACTTCAACGCCATTAAGAATGGCTGCAAAAGTTGCTTGAACTACATCGTCAATATGTACAAAATCTCTTACTTGCTGACCTGATCCCCATATTTTAAATGGTGATGCTTTCGCCTTAGCCCTGGCAATAAATGATGGGAATGGATAATCTAAAGATTGATCAGCGCCATATCCTGAAAATGGGCGAAGGATGCTTACCTTCAAGCCTTCATCTCTGGCGTATTGGGCCAGCATCTCGCCAGTTAATTTACTCCAACCATAAGTTTGATCAGGAGTTCTGATGTGTTCTAAATTTATATCTTGCTCAGATAATCTTGCTTTAAATCTTGCTCGCTGCAACATAATTGGATAAGCAGCAGAGGATGAGAAATAAACAATTCGCCCAGGGCGAGTTCTAAGCGCCCATTGGAATAGGTCAGAATCAATTGCCAGGTCAGTGGCAACTGCCAAAGGATTACCTTCAATGGTGGCTCTGCCACCGACTACGGCGGCTAAATGAATTACAACATCAAAGTAAGTGTTATCGGCTGCAAAGAATTTGCGAGCATCGATGCCTGATTTAATATCAAAGCCAACTACATCATTATTTTTAGTATCTAAGGCTCGATGAAATGCTCTACCTACAAATCCTTCATCACCTGTAATCAGGATTTTCATTTAAGTTTAGCCAGTAGCGTTTGGTATTGATCGCTAGCAATGTAATTATCATAGGCAACTTTATCGGCTGAATAAACCTCTGGTGCGTTCACCCTAGCGTAATTTTCATCCATAGGCGCCTTGCCGTTGAAGGCGTGGCAATGCTCAATGATTACATCAGGTAGGTATTTAATCTTGCCTAAATCCTGCCCAAGTTTTAGCCAAAAGTTATCTAGGTATAAATGGCGCTGAGTATCAGGAACCATTCCTCGCAAGGCTTCTACAATCTCACCCGACATCGCAACCGCAGTTGGTAGCGCTGAGCCTTGGAATAGATCGTTACCATAAACAATATCTGAGCCTGTATAAAGTTCCTCAACAAACTTCTCATCCCAGTTAGCAGTTCTTGGGCGGTGATCATCACCCATAAATGCAAAGTTATCAAACTCGCCTATAAATTGGCGGGCTATGTAATTTAGTGGGTAAGCCATCCCACCAGTTTCATTATGAATCATAATTACAGATTCAACTGGCAGTTTCCAGGAATATTCACTTCGAGTTTCATCATTAAAATCTACTATGTAAAATCTTTTAGCCTTTGTATTTGTTTCTACAAAAGCCTGCTCTAAGGCAATGGCATTATCTGGCCGCCCGCGAGTTGGAATAAGAACTACTAGATCACTCTCCACCATTTGCTAACTCCCCCGCTATCGCAAAATAAGCAGCGCCATCAATGTAATTATCAGCCTTATAGGTTTCCATTGATCTTGCTACTTTGATTAGTGCGCAAATCATAGCGCCTTGCTCTGGTGTTATCTCGCAATCCAGATAAGCAGATAGAAGCCTGCTAATACGATTAAAGTTAATAGCAGGCGTTCCATAATCATTTTGCCTGTCGGTGTGAGTAAGCCTCTTGGCTTCATCTAAAATTTTCCCCCGATTCATTTATTTACTTAGAGCCTAGGCCGTATTCTTGCTCTGTTTTATCTGCCCACTTAGCGGCTGGGCCAGCGATTGAACCAATTAAAATTGCATATTGAGGAGCAAGATCAGCAGCGAGTGCAATTCCCATTGTTACCGCTGATGCTAGAACTGCTCTTGCATAAGATTTAAAAGCAGAAATTGTTTTAGGGTCTTTTAATTTAGCGATTAACTTTTCCATTTTTATCCTTTAAGGGCGAACTACGCCCATTATCAGGGAGTAGGAGCGTTTCCTAAGATACACACCATCTCCATTTGATTGGCTTCCTACACTACCACTTGAGGTATTACCTTCGATAACTTGCAGGTATTTTAGCGCAGTATTGTTCCATTTTACGATTCCGACATGATCAGGTTGAGCATCATCATCAAACTGGAAAAATACAATATCTCCAGCCTGAGCCTGACCTATTGGAATTACTTTGTTTTTCTTAGCAAACCATTTAAGGCCCGCATCACAAGAGGCAAACCCCTTCTTGCTTTGTGCTGCAATATTAGATATTAAACCAGCCTCATTAAAACACCAGGAAACAAAGGTAGCGCACCAAGGTTGGTTATTTGCGCCATACCATTTACCAAAGATTGTTTCATTATTAGAAACTTCTTTGTAGCCAATCTGGGCTTTGGCTATCTCAATTACTTTACTCATAACACCCCTACTTATTCTTAACTAACAATCTGTAAATTTCATCAATCCTAACCTCTAGCCGATCAACTTGGCAGGTTATACTATCAATGCGATCCCGAACCGAGTTTCCACCATTTGGTTTAAGTTCAGAAAGATAACTCTTAACTAAAAATCTTACCCCTGTTACCAAAAATCCAATCAATGTTCCAACCGCGACGCAGATCGCGGCCCATTCGTTAGCGGTCATTTGGTAATTACCAACACACTCATTAATGCGGTACCTGTTGAAGTAATGCCATATATTGCGTTTTCGTGATTAGCAAAAACTGCTTTATCGCCATTATCCATTCTGTATCCAGTTGATGAAGTTACATTGCTATCACCTAAATAAATTGTGCCTGATGATGAATGAAAGTGAACTTCCTCAGCCTGAGCATCTCCTGCTACTAATAAAGTTGCGGCAGTAGTAACTGTTGTTTGGCTTGAACTTATTGGCATTTCTCTCCTTAAATAAGCCCCGAATCCTCAATAGCATCGACGGCATCATCGATGCTTTTTGTTATATCTGGGAAATCAAATAGCATAATTTTCCTTAAATAAAAAACCCCGCTAAAAGCGGGGCTGTATAATTTTATTTCTTAAAGTGCTTCTGCTTCAACCCAAGAGGTTGTTGCTTCATCCCAGATATAACGCTTGCCATCAGTAGGCATTGGAGTTGGTGGATTCCAGAAAGAACCTGATCTAGTCCAAGATGGATATGGTTGTGGTGCAATAAATATATCCTCATCAAGATTATAGGTATATCCAACGCCTGCGTAGGTGCCTCTAATTTTAGAGTTGTAACTGGTGCGCTTACAGGTTTGACCTCTAAAATTACCATACCAAGTTTCAGTATCTAAACCTTCAATAAGTTCCGTTTCATCAATACCTGTAATAACTTCGGTAACTATTCCATCTGTAATAAATGCGTAATGTGCCATTATGCCCAACTCACATTTCCTGTGCCTTGAGTAATTGTTGCAATGGTATTTGCACCACTTGTTGTTGTTGATCCTGTTAAACCTGCACCAATTGTTATCGTTGCATCCGCTGTTACAAATCTCAAAATAACAATTCCTGAACCACCTGCTCCTGCTGTGCCAGCAAAATTTTCCTCAAAACCACCACCACCACCACCACCAGTATTAACTGTGCCAGCAACTCCAACTCTTGTTGGGGAAGTATCTCTTGCACCACCACCACCGCCGCCACTTCCGCCATTGTTTGCGGTGCTTCCAGTAGCACCACCACTACCACCACCACCAGCATAAAATACAGATGAACCTGAAATAGATACCTCAACACCATCTCCACCTTCTTGTACGGCATCAGTTCCGCCTATTTCACCAGCACCACCGCCGCCACCTTCAGAATTACCACCATCACCATTACCACCACGAAAACCCTGATTTGCAGTTCCAGCGGCCCCGCTTCCACCGCCGCTTCCGCCAGAATTAGCACTACCAAATGGAGCATCTGAACCACCGCCACCGCCAACAGTTGAAATGGTAGAAAATACGCTACTCACTCCATTGCCATTGTTTGCAGTTCCGCCAGCACCAACAGTTACAGTATAATTAGTTGCTTTAGTAATTAATAAAGGACTTTCTAAAGTTCCACCGCCACCAGTAGCAGTAACAGTTGAACGCAAACCACCAGCACCACCACCGCCACCTGATCTATGTCCGCTCGTGGTTGATCTTGCACCACCACCACCACCACCTGCAACAACTAAATAATCAATGGGAATTCCTCTTACATAATTTTGACTTGCAATAATCCCTAGTAAAGTCATTACGCAATATCTCCTAGAATTGTAAAAGTATTTGAACCAGTGCAGACAATTGAGGCTGCTGAAAATTGCGCTCTTAAAGTTGGAGCAGATGAAGTAGCACCAGTTGATGTGATGGTTACACCAGCACCTTGAGCAAATGGAACTGCACCAGTGCCAATGCGTTGAACATTAATTATTTGACCAGTTGTAAAAACTGAAGGTGGAACTGTTACAGTTCTTGAAACGCTATCGCTTACAGTTACTAATTTAAAAGCATCTCCAGCAACTAAGGTATAGGCAGCAGTTTGAGCATTAAGGGTTAGTGAAACTCCAGCCACATATTTAAGCCCTGTCGCTTCGCCCGAATCCGCTACGAGTGTGGTGCCGTTTGCGCCCACTGTGAGTTTACTGAAGGTATCGGCTCCAGTACCTACAACAAGATCACCCTTGGCATCTATTGCGGTTGCCATAGAGTTTGTGATAGTAACAGTTCCAGATGTTCCGCCGCCTGAGATTCCAGTTCCAGCGGTTACGCCTTCAATATCTCCAGAGGCTGGTGTTGCGAATTGGAAAAAGATAGCAGCACTAGCGCTAGTAAAATATAACTTACCGCCCTGATTTTGTGCTAAAACTAATGAACCTGATGTGGTAACTGTTGCAGTACCTGCTGTTATTGTACAAACTCCAGCGCCAAGATTTTGGACAAATACAACATCACCTGCTGCAAATAAACTAGTGTTTACAGTTATTGTGGTTGAGCCTGCTGCATTCATTGCAACAGTAGTTCCTGCATCTGCTGCTACTAAAACATAACTAGTAGTTTTCGCAGTTGCTGATCCACCGCCCATAGCCGTTTGTTGCAGGCTAGTCATTTGGGCTGCGGTAAGAACCTGTCCAGTGGTGAAGGTTTGTTTTGCCATTATTGCTCCTTAGTTAATAACTCAGAATACCAGAACCCAAGCGGCCTTGATCGGTGGTGCTATCAAGGATAAACGCCTGAATTAGAGGTTCTGCGGTTAGTATTTTTGTATTGAACATTGTGTTAGTTATATCGTGCTGAACGCCTTGCACAAATAGTTCCTTGGTAATAGTTGATCCACCTGGAACAGTTTTTGTAACATTAACCAAATCGAATATCTCAAGACTTAACCCAGCCGCAATTTTGGTAGGTGCTGAGGAATCTAGGAGATTTATAGTCATTGAATCTATACGATCAGTTGTATCTTTTCGGGCTACCAATAGGGTTTGAGCCTGATCTAAAGCCTCAGCATCGGTTTGAACTAGGATTCCATCACGCTTGCCTGAGTGAAGGAAATAGGTATCAATTGAAGGTTGATCAAAAACATTTTGAGGAACAACTGAATTTAGGCGAGTAACTGTTACATCATTTACTAGCAAAGTATCATCGTTGGCAAACTCAATTTGTTGATAGGTAATTGCAGAACCATCATCGGTAAATACTGTTGGAGTTTCATCTGCTTTTTTACTAATTGTATCCCTAGATAAAAATGTTGCGTTTCCCTCGGCATCAATAAAAAATCCGCCGAACTCTGAGGATTCAACTAATTGAATCGCTGTAAGCAAATCTCTATTATCGGTGCCAGGATCGGCCTGAAGGATGCTTGACCCAGCGTTTATATCTCTTTGAGATTCTGGCCAACTTACAACATCAAGCAATGTATTAATTCTATCGCCACTTAATTGAGGTGAGCCAGCGCCAGCAACAGTGCTAATACCAATACCATTTAATAATCTAAAGCCATCAACACATTGCAAGGTAATCTTAGAGGTTTCATCTACCCCTAAACCATAGGTGCTGTTGTAAGCGGTAATATAACCAGAGTAAAGATAATAGCGATCAGTTCCGCCACCATCATTGTAATCTGCATAAATACGAATTTTGCGCAGTGGTAATAATTTTCCATAATAGGGAGAGGATGTGTTAGCGGGCGAAAAGTCGCCGTTGTTATCGGCTAAAACTACTGTTGCAGCACCAGCCTCAAACTTATTAAGAATGCGGTTTCTGCCTCGGCGAATATTTACTTGCAAGGCAATATCTGAAACATCAACTACATCGCCAGGAGCATCGGCTAAAATACCAGTGCCAAGAGGTGTAGTTGGATCATCTAAGATTAATGGGTTACCAAAGGCTGGGCCGTTTGCAAAGTCAATGCTTACGCCAAGAACTGGAGTACCTGGCATTACAAATCCAAAACTCTAGCGTTAATTGATCGACCAGATGTTTGACCAGCCAAAATACCATTTCTAACTGTTTCAGTTAAGTCATTAGCAGCAATAGCGCTACCAGCATTATTAACAGTTACATTAATATCACCAGCACGCTCACCAGCACGATAAGTTTGATAATCTGGCATTGATACTGATGGTGATACAAATGGTGTATCAGAAATTTTATTTGTTGAAGCAACTTTTTGTTGTAAATTAAGAATGGTTTGAGTTGCTGCTGCTAATTGATCTCTATTAGTTGCAAAAGCAGAATCATAATTTTTCATTCCAGGCACATTTTGTTTAGCAACAAAGTTTTCTTTGCCAACCGCTTCTAAATAAGCATTTAATTCTTTCAAAGCAGTTTTCCAACCATCGGCTGCGGCTAATCCTGCTGCATCCCAGCCTGAACCAAGATTTACATTACCAGTAACAGAGGCAATGTATTTAACCACTTCATAATTAGTTAGATTCCACTTGCTAGCAAGAAGGTTTACTTCCTCTTGAGAAATCTTACTATCTGAAATAACCATTAAAATATCAGCGTATCGTTGCGCTGCAATATTCATACGATTAGTTGCCTCGTAATTGGCAAGCAATTGATCATACATTGCTTTTTGAGCAAGATTTTGTTCTTTAAGAAGGTTTAATCTAACTGCCTCAAGTTGAATAGGATCAGTTTCAGATGTAGGTGTAACACCCATTGCCTTTAATTTATTTAAGGCTTCTTGGCTTGCAAGTTGTTTCTTTTGCTCAGCAGTTAGTTTTGCAGTGTTACCTACTATTTTGCCAGTAGCAACAACAACTTTTTCGGCGTTCTTTACGCCAGGTGCGCCATAAACATTTCCCCAACCAGGAGTTAAGGCTCTAATTTTTGTATTTTGAGCATCAATTGCATCATTATTTTTATTTAATTGCTTATAGGCAACTAACGCTGCGGTAGTAAATGTAGCAATTGCTGCTGCTGCTGCTAAGGCCGAGGTTCCACCTGTTGCAAATGCGGTAGCGGTACCTGCTGCGGTGGCTGCCACTGCCTGCTTGCCAAATGCGGCAGTTAAAATATTGATTGCACCAGTTAGGGCAATTACTCCAGCATAAACTTTAGTTGCGGCAAATGTGCTTATTAATAATGCACTAAGAACTTTAATAGTGCCAAGATTGCGTTGGATATAATCAAATAAATTAAATACTTGAGTAATTAATTGAGGAATTTGTTTTAGGATTTTTTCTAATCCAGCAGCCAAATCATCTTTATTGGCATTAATCCAAGCCTCTAATTGAGGCAAAACTTTAGTTGAAACAACATCAGCAAATTGTTCAATTACAGGTAATAGCGCATAACCTAATGTTTCAAGAACTTCACCATAGGCAATGTTTAAACCTTTTAATCTAAACTCTAAAGTTTTGGCACGAATATTAGCCTGATCTTTAAAAGTATCATTTAGGCTTTCTAATACGGCATTTAAATTGCCTGATTTAATTATATTTTTATCAAGCGGAACGCCTAATCTAGTAAGCGCACCAAGATTGCCATTTACCGCTTTACTTAATGCTAAGGAAACAGAGGCTAAATCTTTTCCTGTTCCAGCCGAAATATTTAAGGCGGTTCCTAATAAAGATTGAGCGGAGGCAACATCGCCAGTTGCCCTGGCTAGGGTAGCCAGCGCGGGCCTCAACTCATCATCGGAAACAGAAACTTCTTTTTGTAATAAAGTTATGTAATCCTCAGTGCTTGCAATAACTGCATCTGTTGCACCAACAGTATTTTTTAAGGTAGAAGCAAGTAATGCTTGGCTCTTTTGATCCTCCATAGCAGCACGAACTGCATCAGTTCCTACTTTGAGAGTAAACGCACCAACAGCAGCACCTGCTGCGGCAAAGGCTAAGGCTGATCTTTTAGCAAATTTATCAAATTGTTTGCCAAGATTTGTTATATCTTTTTGAGCCTGCTTTGAACCTTTAGCGGAGTATTGGGTGATAATCCGAGCAATAATTGCGCCAGTTGCCATCTCATCTCCTACTATTTAAATTGGTTTGTAATGTTTTTTTAGCATCCTCTAGGGCTGCTGCAACTCGCCTTTGGATTGCCTCTTTATCTTTATCAACAACCGCCCAAATAAGGCGGGAGGCTTTGCCAAATGAATTGCTTAAATATCTAATAAATTGATTTCTTGATGCGTTGCCACGCCTGCCCGCAACTTCAAATATTGCACCAGCAGCGCTCTTATTAACTAACGCACCTGCGCTAGTAGTGTAATCGCCGCGAACTTTACCCTGCGCTTTGCTTTTGGCAATGCCTGCCTGAATTGTGGAAATATCCCAGGCTGGCCAGCCTGCGCCACCGCGAGTTCTTGGATTAGCGGCTGGAGTTTTACGCCAGCCGCGCATTGGTGTTCCATAAACAGGATTAGTAAATTGAATAACTAAGTTATCTGCTGATCGCTCAGCCCTACTTAATTCATCATTAATTACTTTGTTAAATTTTCTAGCCGCTGCTTTATCAAATTGTTTTAAGGCATCTTGCGTTTCTTTGATACCTGTTAAAACGATAACCTCATCAGCCATATTTATTTGCCTTTGCTCTTTCCTTTAGATAGGCGAACATTGCTTCTAAGACACCATCAGGGGCATCTATCAAATCAATAGGAGAGATGCCCAACTCCACCGAGGCCGTTGCAATTGCAAAGGTTAGGCTATCTCGGTGGATTCTGAATTTGGGTCAGAAATCATCTCCACTGATTCGAGTGTATCTAAAAACTCTGGGCCAAAAGGTTTTACAACTCGACCATTATCTTTCAAAGATTGCCAGGCCAAAAAGTAGATATGCTCCATTTTTTGATCCTCTGCAAACAATTTTGCCAATCCTTTGCCGAACTTCTGCTCAAAAGCAACGATGGTGCGTGGGCGTAGTGAAAAAACGCTATCTACACCATCGTTAGTTTTGATCTTTAGTGATAATCCATCCATTTTATTTCCCCCTAGTTAGTTATGATGTTGCTTTTGTTATTGCACCTGATATTGGCCAGGTAACACTTGCTGTACTTAATTCACCGACGGCTCCAGAAAGTGGCTGCCATTCTGAAACTAAAGCGTTGAATGAATATGATGGATTTGTTGCAGTTGTAGTTCCTGCTACTGGCTTAATTACCATTGCAGCAGAAGTTCCAATTGTAGGATAAACAATTGATTCAAGAAGTCCAGAACCGAAATCCTGGAAAAATTCAATTGTTACCTGATTATCGGCTAATCCCGCAACTCTAGTGCGTGAGGTGTTTCCAAAAGATGTTGTATCTACTACATCTAGTGAAGTGCTTAAAGTTATTGAACTTACATAACTTGAAACATCGGTGCTTGCGAAAGTAACTGAAGCGTTAGTTAATACGATTCTTGCCATTATGCAACCGCCTTAGTGATAGCGCCAGAGATTGGCCAAGTAACAGATGCGGTTGATAATTCACCAACTGCGCCTGATAGTGGTTGCCACTCTGAAACTAAAGCAGTGAAAGTATATGAAGGATTTGTTGCGCTTGCTGCTGATGATGTTGGTAATACTACAACTGAAGTAGTACTTCCAAGCAATGGATAAATTGTTTGTTCAACTAAAGATGTTGCAAAATCTTGGAAAAACTCGATGGTTACTGAATTATCTTGCAAACCAGCAACGCGAGTTCTTGCCGCAGTTGATGAAAACCCTGTTGTTTCTACTACATCAGTTGATGTACTTAAAGTTACGCTTGAGATATATGATGAAAGGTTTACTGAATTTATCGTAACCTTCGCATCGGTTAATACGATTCTTGCCATTATTTGTCGGCTCCTTCTTGGATTGCTGGTTTGGTTGTTCCCCCAGTTGCCTTAATGTGGTTGCCAGCAATCAATGCTTCTATGTTGGCTCCTGCATTAAGCAATTCTTTTTCGGTGATTGATTCACCTTTGTTTTTATTACAAACCTCTACTTCTGAGGTAATTACATAAGACATTTTTTCTCCTTAACCCCAAAGTGTGAGGCGGTATCTATAAGATAGGAATAAACTGCCAGCAGAATCATAAGTGCCACCTTCAGCGCTAATAACTCTAAGTGTGTTTACTGCACCACCTAAAGTTCTATCGCCTTCAATAGCAGCCTTAATTGAGCCAGCCCCTGATCCTGCTAGAAAAGCATCTAACTTATCTTGGGCAACTCTTTCTGATAGGCGTTGAACAATCACCAACACATCACAATTGGCTTGGTCTAAACCTCGCGCATTGTTTATATCGAAGGTGAAATCTAATTGACCAACAACGGCTGCTGGTGGTGTAACTGTATCTGGAATTAAATCATATACTCTAAGCCCAGTTATTGTTTGAAGGCGAGTTTTTAAACCATCTCTAACATTGCTTGGAATCACTTAGCCAAGCCGCCATTCTTTCGGAATGGGCGAAGTAAAACCTCAACATCAGCATCGAGGCGAGAATATAATCTAACTGTTCCCATCTCAGGGCTACCAGCAATTCCAAATGGTGATTGCCTGCGCCCAAATAATCGTGATGATTGAATTAAAGTTGCCATATTTATTTGATCAGGAATTGCTGAAAATCCCCATACTCCCTTTATTCGAACTGATTGAGGAAGTTGATATGGAAAAATATAACTGCCAATTGCTAAAACTCTATTGTATGGAAAAGATTTAATTGGATTATTAATTGGCTCAACCATATAATCGGTTGTACTCCAAACAGTTCCAAATGTACGATCAAAATTATCATCAGTAGCAACTTCACTAACTGTTGTTATATCATCAATGTTAATTGTATAAGGATCAAGTGCGGTGTAATAGCGAGTAACTGGTGAACCTACACTGCCATTTACATAAAAGAAACGCTCAGTATAATCATCAATCATTCTACTTGCTGCTTCAATAGCAGCCTCTAAAGCAGTATCATCTACTGAATCAGTAATATTTAATGAGGCTTTTAATTCAGCCAATGTGCAGTAGCCGTTAGTTATTGCCACGCTTTATCCTTCTTTCCGCTTTAGGTAAAATCGCTCTTTCAAGTTGCGGCTGGGCAGTAGCCGTTTCCTTAGGTTTAATTCTTTTATTAAAAATCTTTTTTAATTTTTCCATAATTTATGGTGCCTATCATCTAGCCAGTATGATTTTTGATGAGGCAAAATTGCCCCTGTATGCACATATATTGGAAATCCAAGGGAACGAATACGACGGCTGAAAAGTAAATCCTCGCCTATCCATTCGCCATTTACTGGCCCATCCCAAAACCAACACCAACTTTTACCCATACTAGGATCGGCTGTTTCACGCATTTTCTCTAATACGCTGCGATGAATTAGTAGGCAACCAGTGCCTGCGGCATCTATCTCAAAAACTTTGTTCTCATCATATTTATAGAGAGGTAAGAATCCCTCTGGTGCATCTTGGAATATTGCTGGAACTGGTTTTGGATATTCACTCTTGCCATCATTAAAAGCAGCAAATACCAACCCTGCTACAACTGGCCGTTCTAAATCGTGGGCTGTATCAATCAACTTATCAAAAGTTGCAACACCTAGTTGCTGATCGCTGTCCACCATCAAAAGCCAATCAGATTTTGTGTTATCCAAAAATTGTTTAACAATCTGATTACGAATCTTAGAAAGTAATCCTGAACCTTTAACTCTTACAAATGGCCCTAATCTTGATGATCTTGATTGGGCTAATTGAATTAATGTGTAGGCAAACGATCCATTTACTTGGCCTGAATCGCAAGAACCTATTGTTACTTTATGTGCGCTTTTCATAGTTCCCCCGAACTACTTAGGAGTTTAGGTGGCTTAATCGGGGGAGGTTAAGCCACCTAAACAGTTCTTAATTACCTTCTAATTTAGAAGGATGGTGCTGCTAAGCCAGTTCCGCTAATGATTGATGCGGCTAATGGATAGCGTTCTGCGGTAAAGGCTGCATAACCATAAACAACTGTTTTAACAGTTAGGTTACTTGCGCCTGTTGCCTCAAAACGAAGTGAGAATGGTGATCCTGGTTGCTCGAATAGGTGCATTTCGCGTGAATCAACCAAATAGATTTCATCTTGGTTAGTGCTTGCTCCGTAAGTAGTTGCTACTGAAGCGTCTGCAATAATTGGTAATCCAAGTAGTGAATAACCTGAATTTGCATATTGCGCAACGCCTGCTCCTGTTGCAACGGCATTCATTACGCCGTTTGCTGCTGGAACTACTAGAGGGCGGTTTGAACCATCAACGCCTGCTAGCAAGAATGCTAGGCGGCGTGGGTGCATGATCCAATGTGTTGGAGTTGTAAATACATTGCTTTGAACTTTCTGCAACGCATCAGCCAACTTTGGATATAGAAGTGCAACAGTAGGAGTTGTTGCAGTAAATGTTACTGCGTTTCCACCTGAGTTGCGGATACCCTTAATGGTTCCTGCTGTTCCAGCACCATTGATGATGCCAGAGTTAAGTGTTGTGTGCCATGAACGAATCAAGTCTGCAACAACAAATGAATCAATACCTGTTCCGCGCTCAATTGCTTGGCGTGATAGGTCTTGCTGTCCAGCGATTGTACGAACATCCACTGTTAATAGAGTGTCATCAGCATCAGTTTCAGAAACATCAGTTGCCTGAGTTTGTTGAATTGCTGTTGATGTGCCAGTAGTCATGCGGCTGATGTTTATAGTCATTCCGCTTGCAGGTAGCGCAATCTTATTGGTTGCGAAGTCTGCTGTTGGGCGACCTGCGCGAGCCAATGGAGCAGCGAGATCAGTTAAGTACTGAGGAACTACTAAACCTTCAAAGTTTGCAGTTGTTCCATCGCGGCGCTCAACTTCCTCCTCGCGCATGTGGCGAGCAAGGCGATCTTGCGCTGAGAAATCTTGCTTGAATTGTGCATTGAAAGCATCTTTAATAAATGATGCTCCTGAATTTGGTGTATAGGTACGCTCCTCGCGGGTTACCTTTGCACCGCCAGCCTTTGGCATTGCTACATCTGCAACTGCTGCACGAACTTCTGCAACCTTTGCATCTGCATCTGCCTGGGCCTTTAGGTTTTCAATCTTTGAATCTAGTGAGCGTGATTCTGCAACTAGGGCATCTACCTTAGTTGTTTCATCAGCAGTTAGATCGGTGCGATTCTCTGCGGCTACTGCCTCAAGAACTGCATCCATCTCTGCCTTCACTGCATCACGGCGTTCAATTACTTTGTCTAAATAAGACATTAATTTAACTCCTTGGTTGGTTGAATTTTGAGGTGGTGGCGATACCTTGCGCGGCGCTAAAGGGTGCGCAGTTCGCTCCGACTTCATCTGCTGTACTTTTACAACAGAAATTTATTTTGTGGTATTTATTATTGCTTTGGCCAAGCGTAATGAAATCTTACGGCTTGCCTCATCTGATGGTTCTTTAAGAGGTGAGATACTGCGAAGTTCACTTGATTTATGCCCAACTAAAGTTTCAGTTGCTACATAACCATCACGCAATTCTCTATAAACTCTAATTAGAATTGCTGGATCGCCTTCCTCAGCCTCAATACTAAAATCAGTATCAGGAATTCCAAGAACTCCTTGGCGCATTACATGTTCGATTCTGCCTCTTGCAGTTCCGCCACTTGAATCCCATTCGACAAAATCGCCAACTACATCTACGGCGCGGGAATCAGTTTCAACCTCATCCTCAATTTTATCATCAACCTCAGAGTTGCCAACCATCATTTCAAGGGCTGATTTAACTTCCTCAATATAATCATAACCTTCAGAAATTTGTTGTAAGGCTGCTTTTAGTGCAACTAATGAATCACCAGTTACTTCGCGACCTTCTTTAATTGCAGTTAATGTTTCTTTTAGTTGTTCTCTAGCCTCAACCTTTGTAGTTGGATAGGCTGGATAAGTAACAACTGATACATCGCCATCAGAGAGAGAAACCTCAGTTAGAACTCTACGGCTACGATCCTCGCTCCACTTTTGGCGAATAACTCGGAATGCAAAACTCATTTGATCTACATCGCCACGCTCAACTAGTTTGTAAATATCGCGGCCTTCTGTTGTATCCGCTAACTCTGCATCTATTAATAATCCACGCTCATCCTCAGTTAATTTGAGTGTGCCATTTTTAGTTCTTGCTAAAGGCAATCCTTCGTGGTTAATAAGTAAGCGCACATCTGGAGTTTCGCTTAATGTTTTACGAAACGCTCCTGGTGCAATTGATTCTTTAAATGGTAGCGGAACACTTGATTCGTTAAAAACTGCTGCATAACCGCTAAGGCGCATTGTGCCATCCTCGGCTGATCTTGCTTGAACATCTTTAACTGTATAAGTGCGGCGTTCAATCTTTTTCATTTCTCTCCTTGAATCTGCTTCTGCATTCAGAGCATCAATTTTGCGTTGCGCCCAATTTTGCGCTCTATCTGAAAAATTGCTATCCCCACCCCAAAGAAGCCAAGCAACTAAGCCTGCTCCTGGATAACCTGGATCGGATGGATCATTATTTGATGGCGCTTTACCATCTACTTGATGGCGGGCAAACCAAGGTGCCATCTTTCTAACTTTTGGTTCTGTTATATTCCCAGCAGCCATATCTCTTGCTGCTGCGATGGTGGCAGGCACTAAACCATCGCCCCCAAAACCTTCCTCATAATATTTCAAGCCACGCTTTGCGTTATCTTGAATAAATGAAGGAACACTTAAATCAACGGCGCGAGTATTTACTTCTCCGCCTGGCTCCATATCCTCAGCAATTGAAACTGCAACCATCTGATCTATCGCATCTTGCTTAGATGTGTGGCAACCAATGGTTGTATAAGAACCATCAGATTCCTCTTTTACAGTTGCCCAACTAGCGCAATCGCTTTGCTTATCAGATATTAAATATGGCATAAATTCCTAAACTAGAAGTAAAACTTCGGCATCATCATCAAGTATTGAAAAATCAATTCGAGATGTTGATTTGCTGGAGAGCGTGCCAAGTTTTGTTTTAGCAGTTGCGGTCTTTATTGAAACTGTTATTTTTACAGGTTCAATAATTTCAGGGAAGTTAGGCTGAATGTAATTTGGTTGGCCACTTTGACTAGCAGGGATTGTGCTACTTACACCATCATAGGAAAAATTTGAATCGTTATAGGCAATATTTTGATTATAGATTGCCATTATTTAATTACCCTTGTTCCTCATCTGGTAGGTCGATTTCTTCAACAATGTTGTTATTTGGCTTTGATTCGTCATAGCCGCCAAAGCCGTAGGTAATTGATTTGTGCATTATGCCGCCCTTAACCATACATAGGGTGTAGAAGTATTATTTGTTAAAGTTCCTGCTGTTGCAAATGCACCAGTTACGCTTGATTCAGAAAACCCCTGCACTAGATTTCCACCAAAAGTAGTTGTTGTTTGGAATAACATTATATTTGATAAACTAGACGCTGTGGCAGCCCCAAAATAACTACCTGTTGTTGCGGCGGTTCCTTGTTGGCATAAAGCCAACCAGTATAAACCTGGACTTAAAGATTGACTTATAGTTATCTGATAATTAGTATTTGTTGCGCTTGGAGATACTGTACCAGCGTCTAATAAAACAGTTGTAGGAAGTCCATCAGAATCATTATAGATACCCATTCTTACTGTGGTAGAACCTATAAAATCAGCCTGAGTATGAAGGGCAATTCTGTCAAAAGTAGTAGTTTTAGAAATATAAATTGGTTGATAGTAAGTAGTCTGATGAGCAACGATAGATTTAAACATACCATTAATTGGTGTACGAATATACAATCCTGAATATGGTCGCAAAGTAGGAATTTTAGTTAGACCTAAATCATAAGCAGTTTTAACTGAGTTAGGAGTAGCCGCAGTTGTAGTGCTGGTGCTAGATGTTGAATCTGTTAATTGAACTGCACCTTTAACTGAGGTTGTAGCATCAGCAATAGATAGCGTTCTATTACCTGATAAATCTCCGCCGCCTGCTAATGGTGAAGTTGTAGATATTGTGCGAGCAGGTAATACTACATTTGCAAGATTTGCTCCAAGAGCAGTTTCAATTGCTTCAACGGCATCATTTATATTTGTATGCTGGCTTGCGTGGGGAACTGTTGCTGAATCAAGAGTATCTGTTGCTGTTGGATTACTAAAATTATCAATATTGCTTGGATATGAAGTAGGCATTATTCCCCTCTATTAATTTGCTAGTGTTAGTGAAACTGTTAATGAACCACTTGGGATTGTAAAAGTATCTCCAGCAATATAAGGATGACCTAATATTGTTCCTGAAAATAAAAAATTACCTTCAACTAAATCATCCCAAATAGTAAAATAAGTTGCATTTTCTGAACCTGCAATATTTTTCCAAGTTAAATCTATATCAGATGATAAACCACCTATAAAGGCTGGTGTAAAAGAAATTAATTTACGAGTAGTTTCGATAGCAGAATTTTTAATGCCATCCTCGCCAGGGTTGCCTATATGAAGTTGCACATAAACAATAGGGATGGAAAATGTTTTGCCATTTCCTAATCCATCTAAAAATTTATTTGCTAAATAATTGCTTAAACCTGTTGCCATTATTCATTCTCATTAATAAATTCCTCAATGATCTCATCAATGCGGCCTTCTTTATCGCGCTTAACTTTCTTGCGAACTCGCTTTTGTTCAATGTTATTTGTTACTTGAACATTAGGTGCTTCAACATTTACATTAGGAGCAGCAACATTAACCTCTGGTGATTCCAGCATTACCATCGCTGGTTCAACAGTTACATTAGGTGCAGCCACATTTACAGTTGGCTCTGGCATATTAACAATGGTTTGTTCGTTGCGCTTCTCTCGGCTCTTAACCTCATAAACTGCGCTTGGATCGCCTGGGTCAATTGATGCAACCTGTTGCAACTGACTACTTGGAACGCCAGTGTGCTTCATTTTAGGTAAACCAATTGCAGCATTAACGGCTGCTGGATCAAAGCCAACCTGAATAAGTGCAGTAACAATTTCGGTTCTTAACTTTAAGCCAACATCTTTAGCATCTGCGGCATCAATGTTTTGTAGAGGAACTCGGTATTGATCGCCAGCCTCACCAAGAGGAGATAAATCCTCAGTTGAACGAACATCATTTAAACTCAAGAAACCTTCACGCAAACCTTTTGTGTAAGCATCATAACGCTCAGTGGTTGTTCCGCGTAGAAGTGCATCAAGATTAAATTTAACAAAGCCATCTTTTTCAGGAAGCAAAGATGATAGTGCTTGCTCAATTCTTTCTAGTAATGGGCGAAGTGAGTGTTGTACAAATGAAAGGTTCTGCGCTTCAACGCTAGCAAAACTCATTGCACCTGCAACTGGATGGCCTAATAGTGAAATCGGAACTCGGAATAATCTTGCGATTTCCTCTAATCCAAAGCGGCGTGTGTCTAGGAGTTGGGCATCTTGAGCATTTAGTGAAAGCGGTTTAAATGCTGCGCCACCTGTTAGCACACCGATCTTGCCTGCACGATAAGGGCCTGAGTGAGTGATATTCCAATCGCGGCCAATGTTACTTGCTTGCTCCTCAGTTAATTCACCAGGTACTTCAATGATGCCGCCAGGATTTGCTGCATTTCCAAAATAAGAAGCGGCATAAGTATCAGCAGCCATAACAGCGCCGATAGTAATTCTTGCTGCCTCAACTGGGCCTAAGCCGTAGAAAGAACCAGGTAATTTAAATAATGGAATGTGTAGCAACTCATCTTTTGTAAGCCTCATTATTTTCTGGTTAAAATCTTGAGTATAAACTCCGCCTGCTGGATCGTATTCTTTAATGGTTACTTCATAATAAATCGGCTCATTTGGATTATCGCGCTTAATTCTTACTGATTCAGGATTGATGCAATAGAGTTCAACAACTTCACCCATATCATCACGCACTGTAAGAATGTAGGCATTGCCTCGCAAATTTAAAGATGCAAGAACTTGCTCTAAAAATTCCATTCTAGTTGATTCAGGATTTGGTGAATTTACCCAAGCAGGAGTATCGCCATAAACTGCGGCATAAGAAATTCGCTGGCGGCCTCTGCGAACATAAGCACCCATTGGCAATGATGAAATTGTATCGCCGAGCAAACGAACGCAGGCATAAACTGTACTCATGCGGATTGCGGTTTCAGATGAAACTACAACTCCTGCTGGTGAACTGTATGCAGGGCGGCCTGGAACTAGCGGCTCAACAAATTGATTTGTTGCTCGCTTCTCACTAGCACCGCGTAACGCTCTTGATAAATTCATTAATTACCTTTTTCTGTAATCCATACTAAAAAACTTCCAAGCACAATTAGTGCAACTGGAATCGAAAGAAGTGCTAAGCCTGTTGTTACGCAGGCAACCCCAACTACTTCAACAACCAAAGTAGCATTTATTTTTTTCATTTACTCCCCCTTATTGTTAAAATCATTTGTCAAATCGTGGCGTGTCTTTTAAATTTCTATAATTGTTGTGCGTAATAAATTGCAATTTATGTAATTGTAAAAAGTGTCAAAAGTATAATTAAGGCAGTGGTTAGGAAATACTTAATCACTAAGGAAGGTAATTATGAAATGCCCAAAGTGTAATAACAATATGAATAGTGGTTATCGGATAACACTCGGTAGTAAGAAACCGATGCAAGAATATTGGTTTTGCAATGATCACAAAAAATGTAAATTTGCAATGTTAAAAAAGAAACCTAAACCTGAATAGTAAAATATCTAGTTAGTGGCGCCTTGGGTTCAGGCGGTTGCGTGGCTCGATCATAACCAAAGATTGAGGCAACAGCAGCATCTACCTTGCGACGGCTTGAAGCCTTGGCGACCATTACTCCTCTTGAGGATTGTTTGGTAACGCAGTTTGTGATGTGGCGGGCCAAGCGTTCATCGCCATCGTGAGTAAATGATCCATTAACGACGGCCTCATAAAATTTTTGTGTTGCAGGTACCATTCGTTCCGCTGAGTTTGGATAACTAACAACTGGTAAGCCGTTCTCATCAAGCACCATGAAGGTTCGTTGCCATCTTGCGGGATCGAATACAACTTCTCTAACTTGGAATCTGGAATCTCGGTAAACATCTATTATTGTTTTTTCAACTTCAGCAACTGGAACAAACCAACCTTGCTCTGCATCGTGCGGCTTCTCCCATATTCCAACAACCTTTAAATGTGGTTTCTCTCCACCTAAGAACCAAGCAACTAAAGCAGTTGAATCATTTGAGAACGCTCCATCAAATGCTAGAACTACATCCTCACCAGGAATATCCTCGCGCTCTAAATCTACTATTGCTTCCCAAGCACCAGTTGGTAACCAAGCGGTGGTTGTGCTAACAAAACAATTTATTCGCTTTGTTCTAAATTCCGCTTCAGGAGTGCGTAATACCGCCGATTCAAAATCCTCAAGATCAACAATATCGCCGATGCCAGGATTACTTTCTTGCCAAAGTTGCGGATCACGATGATCTCCTTCTGGCTTAGTAGGTTCCCACCAAGCAAAGAAAAAACTTGGATCAACATTTTCACCCTTAGCAATTCTCTGGCCGTATTGGTAAAGAGAGTAGCAAAGTGAATCTTGTCCGCTAGTTGCAGTTTTAACTCCAGCAGTAGTAATGCCAAAGAGAAGTGAATCTTGCCTAGCACCACCTGCAAGGCTCATTACATCCCATAGTTCTCGATTGGGTTGGGCGTGAACCTCATCAAAGATAACTAATGGAGAAGGGTTTAATCCTTCTTTAGTGTAAGCCTCAGCAGAGAGAACTCTATAAACTGAACCTTTATCTTTAAATTCAATTGCATCTTTGTAAAGGGTAAACATTGTTGAAAGTTCAGGATCGAGTTCAACCATTCTGCGGGCTGTACCGAAAACAATTCGGGCTTGATCTCTGTCGGCTGCGCAAGAGTAAATTTCAGAACCATTACCGCCGAGAGTTAAACCTGCTAAACCAACGCTAGCAGCGAGTGCCGATTTGCCATTCTTTCTAGCCATCCCAATTAACGCGGTTCGGTGTTTGAACCTGCCATTTTCTTTTCGGGCTAAAGCGTGATTAAGTAATTCTTTTTGCCAAGGGCGCAGACTTAATAATTCACCAGCAGGTGCTGCTATTGAATCTTTAGTAACTCTACAAACTGCCTCTGCGAACTGGCTATAAAGCGGCCCATCGCCTGCTGCGATTTCTGCATCGCTTACTGGCGTTAGCCAGCGCGGTGGCCAGGAATTAATTTGTTGCATTATGTTTTTGCTGGAGAAGTTCCTCTAGTTTTCCGCGAGCCTTCACTTCAGCAACCCCCAGTTTTGATCTATCACTTGGAGTTAATCCAAGCAAAGATAAATTTTTAACAATATCACCCTGCACTGTACTCAGCATTCCGAACAAAGGATTTTGGTAAGCATAACCTTTATCGGTAAAGAGTATAAATTGTTCAGGTTTTAGTTGATCCTGAATTTGTTTTTTTAATTCCATCTTTTCGCAAAGTTCTAAAAGTATCGTGCCATCTGTATTGGCAATCCAAGGAGCAAGACTTAAAACCTCACGCCAAAGAGTTGCACCAACTTCGCTCAAATGCTCAGGTGGTTGCGCAGAAAATCTTGGCAATGCAATAACTTTATTTAGATCAGGAAGTTTTTGTTTGCCTGGATTTCCATTGCGGCGTTTAATTTCATTTGGCTTTGCAGCCATTTTTATCCTGTCCGATTTGTACCAAAATGCCCCCTATTGAAAAATTCGGAAATGTGCGAAGTCA